AAACCTCCCGGGCCCACCACCACGGTTTCGCCGGCGATTCTTTCCAGACGATAATACATGATCGCGCCCTCAAAGTCAGCGTCTCCCGGAACTGGAAGAGCCTCCGGCGGATCTTCGCCAGTCAGGCGGTAAGTCTCATAATAAACGACGTCTCCTTTCAAAATTTTTATTAATCCAGTGAGAATATTTGTCGCGACCGGCGTCCAGACATTTTCAACTGGAATTTCTACTATTTGAGGATTTTCAGCAGTCATAAATTTTTTAATTATTTTCTAGAAGATCTTTCAATAATGTTTGAAAAACAGCTTTTTCGAATTCACAAAAATATTTCTGACGTTTTTCAAATTTTTCTTTGAATAAAATCGATAATTCTGTTGGTTTAAAATCAATATTATTAATTTCTTCCGGTAAAATATCGGTTTTATATTCAAGTTGTTTAATCATTTTAAGCCGCGTTAACTTTTTTCTTTAATGGAGATTCGGGAAAAGCTTCAAATTCCCTGGTTAATTGAGCCTGATTTCGTCTTATATCCGAGCCGTTTCTTTCTCTGGCGATTCGTTTCAGAGTTTTTGAATTAAGTTCATGGGCGTCGATAACGTCCGCCCTGGAGGTTTTAACCGGGTCGATGTTGGGCATGGACGCGCCGTGCCAATTTCCGCTTAACCAGGCCGCCCGCAATCTCGGATCAGCCCAGCCCGGCGCGATTATTCGTCCGGCCGCTATTTCCTCGGACATCCAAGACATGACAGCTACATCCAGATAATCCGTTGACATTTCATTCTGCTGAATTGTACAGATTCTCCAGAATAAAATCAGAGCTCCCCGCATCGCCGAATAATTTTTACTGAAACGCAACATCATCACTTCAAATGGAACCCCGCTCGATGCGGAAAGATAGGCGGCGAAGGAATCGACAAATTTATCGTAGGAATCGGCGGGCGCGGTGTTGACGAATGGTTTCATTTCCTCGCCGGCTGCCAGACTCATGACCGCCGTGCTGCCGGGAGTTTGAAAAGCCTCTCGCGGAGGTCGGTAATAATTGATCGGAGCCAGAGACTCCTTGGTGACGTTTTCAGCTTCGGCGGGCGGAACCGGACGCGAGCCGTAAGCGCTGGAAACAGGCCCGGCGGTAATTTTGTCAATATCCTCAAAAGCGTCGGAGGCGGGCGCGTCAGCCGAAGGCTTGTTAAACATCCAGACTTGCGACTGGTTGATGGCTTTCATGATTTGCGCCAGGCTGAAATCAGTCAGATTCTGAAATTCCTGCAAAGCGTGAGAAATCCGCGAATAGCCGCGCGTCTGTCCGGGGTATTCCGGCGCGAAACCGTGAATCATCATAACGCGCCCATTTCTGGACCAGGCGGGAATAATCACTTTTTCATATCTGTTTTGTTTTTTAATCCTGATTTCATAACCGGTTTCGCGACCCTGAGCGTCTTTTTGAATACCGTCTTTTACGGAAAAATAGCCGCGCGTGGTGGAATAGGAATCGCCGATAAGTTGTTCAGGATCTATAAATTCAAATTGGAGAGGATTTTGCAGGTTGAGGTCTGAGGAGTAATAAAAGCGGACGAAATTTTCTCCGTCTCGCTGTTGTCCGATCACGTAGAGGCGTTGCGATTGATAAAAATTCATATTTCCGGAGCGATGCGCGGCCTTGTCCCGCGCCCACAAATCAAATTTTTGTTCAGCGTACGCCGCCCAATTTTCGGCTTCTTCCTGGGAAATTTTCAGAATATCGGCGTTTGGGGTTGATTCCCAGACCAAGCCGACATCCGCGACTGTTTCCACGTAGCGATCAACCAGTGAGCGGGCTATCAGATTTTCATGATAAGCCGATCTGGCGTTTTGTCGCAGACGCCTGTGATCAAGACTGAATCCAGCTCCGTCTCCTGAAAGTCCGTCCGCAAATTTAGCTCCGCCGGCTTGATGTCCGCCGCCGGCATGATGAAAACCGCCGTAACTGAATCCATGCGCCGCCGACATGCGATAAGACGCCAGAGTGTGTAATTTTTTAGCTATCTGACTGGAAACGGTGTTTAACATTTAAGCCTTTTTTGGCGGTTGCGGCGAAGTGAACATTTTATCCAGATCCGCGTTTACTTCGTTCAAAACTTCGTTTTTAATCTGTTCTCTAAAGCTGCTTTTATCGAGTGTTTTAGTGACGCTCCAGACTGTGATTCCAAAAAGTTTCCAGGTTTTCTTATAAGCGTCGATTGTGTCGTTGACCATTAAAAAATCAGGCATTAACCATGCCTCCGCAAAGTCGTTGTCGTCACGCCGCGCCCGCAAAGTTTGCGATTGATGCTGTCAAGCTCGGATTCCAGCCTGGAGCTCATTTTTAATAATTCATCGGGACTCAAGTGGCTGTATGAAATTCTGCCCGCGCCGGTGTCCAGAGAGACGCTTTTTTTTGCGCTTTCGGTGTTTCCGTCAATAGCGTCCTGAAGCAGATTCCACTGCGCCTTTTTTCGGTCGAATCTTTCCTGCAACAGAGCGTATCTTTGTGAGTAATAACACATATTAAAATTCAAATTGCGTTTGCTTATCGCCGTCAGGCTCTGAAAAATCGTCATCGGTCTCTTTAAAACTGAAAAAATCTTCTTCTTTGGGTTCAGCGTCTCTTCTTTCCGCCTCATAAGCTCTTTTATCAAGCCATTCCCGCCCCAGCGTCGTCAGCGAATGATATTTAATTCGTTTATCGGAAAGATCGGGAGTCGTCTCAACATAACCTTTATTTCTCAGCCGGGTTACGTATGTGCTGACGCTTGAGCGCGGCGAGCCAGTTATTTCGATTAATTCCGCTGTGGTTAAGCGAATATTGTCCGCGATTTTAACCGCGATTTTAACCGCGTTAGGTTGATGAGCGCGTTTATTGCAGGTTTTAACGTCCTCTTTTTCCGGCCTTAATTCTAATTCATCAAACCAGCGTTCATCCCCTTTCAGCTTAACTTTATATTTTTTTTTCGCCGTGTGATAAACACTACCCAGCAAAGCTAAACCAACAACAAGGCCTCGATTTTTTTTAACCGTCACTTTTTCTGAAATATCAAATTTAAATTCAACGCTTCTCATGAAAACGCTTTTTTGTATCGATATATGACCAGAGAGCAAAGCCTAAACCAACGGAAGAACTCACAAAAGTTAATCCAATAATAAAAATATTTATCCAGTTCATTTCCTTTAACCGGCAAAATTAAAAATTGATTATAGAAATATTTAGCATTATTTTTTCAATAAAATCAATAAAAAAAATAAAAAACACGTTTAAAAAACTACAAAAATGTGATTAAAACGTTTCACGCCCGCGCACAAAAACCAACAAACCAAACGACCACCTCGCTCTTACAAAATTACCTTTTTAGGAAGTAAAAGCACAAACACTTCAATGACTAAACAAGACTTGATTTCGGCGAAATTCAAGCCCTGAGCTATTTTTTCATCCAGCATAATTTTGAAAAGCTCTTCCTGTTCGTCCTCAAAATTCCAGACGCTTTGAAATTGTTCGCGAGCCAGCTCAAAAATATAGGCGGTCTTGTCATCCGCCGACAAATAAGCGGCTTCTTCCTCTTTTAAACGCTCCAGGCTTTCCGCCATCGCCTGTTGGTGATTTTCTTCAAGCATCCGCGCTTCGTCCGTCTGCCGCTGTTTTGCGTGTCTGGTCAGGCCGTCATTGATTTCATGTTGCGCTCGTTGATTTTCCAGGCGATCAAGGCTTCTTTGCTCTTCCAGCCGCCGAGTCTCTTCTTTTTTTGAAAACCAGTTTTCCAGCAAAGCCAGCTCCAAGGCGCGAGCCGGATTTTTAAGGTCTTGCCGCTTTTTATTCAGATTTTTTTGCCATTCTTCAACGGCGTCCAAGGATAGTTTTATCCGTTTTTCATCAAAAATATCGCTGAAAACAATGTCCTGAAAGCGCGAGGAAACCCCCAGTTTTCTCATGCGCAGACGCAGAGTTGTCTCCTCCGGACTGGGCGGCGTCAGGTCAGGATTTTCAGATTCTAAAGGGCGGGTGGTGATATGCGGGCCGAAAATCAGCAGTTTAAAGCCGATAGCCCGGCGGCGATCTTTAGTGTCTTTGTAGACCTCAAAATGAAAATACGCGCTGGTTTTGTCGTTAATTTCCCGTTGGGAAACTTCGACGATCTTCTTTTTAAAATTAGAATATTTTAAAAATTTGCCGGCGGGAATTTTAAGCAGGGAGCGCAATTTTTCAACGGTGTAAATCCTTTCGTTGACGTAGCGGCCGTCGATAACGCCATCATAATAATCAGGACGCGGTTCATAATTTTTGCATATTTCCAGAAAGCGGAAAGCGTGCGCGGTGGTCAGATTAAGAATATCTTTAAGAGTGTAGCGGGTGAAATGTTTGCGGAGCTGGGTAAAAAAGGGCTTGAGATTTTCAGCCCCGCGTAGAGTGACGACGCCTCGATCCCATTCAATCGTCGAGGATTCCAGCCAGGCGGAAATAAGCAGAGTCTCCCGGCCGTCCGAGACGTCGGTAATTTCAACCAAATTGTGATGAAGTTCGCGCAGAGTTTTATGCAGAGCGGCCCGCCGCCGTTTTTTATTTTGTTTATCGACGCGCAGAAGTTTGTAAATTTCAGCTAGTTCAAAGCTGTGTTTTTGATAGTTGCCGCCGTTGAGATCGAATTTTGACGCCAGCACGGCGATCAGACGCTGGGCTTTAATCGGCAGGCTATAACAGGCCGTAACCAAACGATTATGTTTTTTAATAATATTTTTGTCTTGCCAGCCTTTCATAATTTTTCCACAAAAAAAAGCTCAGAATATTTGACGATGAACGAACATCTACCGATAACGGGACTTCCCCCCCGAAACGGATTCAAAAACTCTGAGCTTTTTTTTGATTTCTGTTCGGGGGAAGTCCTTCGAGTTATTCGTTTAACTCTAACAGAATCGGCAATCAATAAATTCAGCCTGAATGATCAGCTCTTAAAAGTCAAATCAATTGTCAAAAGGTGTCTATACTTTTTGCTCAAAAACAGCCGCGCCAAGGCCATATAAAAATTCTGTCAAAAGGTAGCTATACTTTCGTCGAAAGCGCTCTGTTTTCTGTCAAAAGGTAGCTATATCTGTCAAAAGGTAGCTATACTTTCTGGATGATTTTGAAATCATTGTCGGATTTCACCGACCAAACAAGGACCAAACAGGAATATAAGAAATATAAGACAAATTTTTTTAACCAGTCTCAGACTTGGCAAAATCTCACGCGCGAAAAGCAATTTCCGTTCCATTTTGTTATAAATTTATTTTTTTTATCTCTTTAATTAAATTACACTTGACTAATTAATTATTATCAAGTTACACTTTTAATTAAATTACACTTGACTAATTAATTTTAAAAAACGGGAAAGTATGGAACTTTTGGTCAATATTGGGATAAAAGAAGATAATGAGATTTGGAAAATTGATAAAAATTGCGGATATTTTTATTATGAATATGAGGATGAATTAATAGCGGATATTCCAGATATAGAGGATCATGTGGTATGGCGTTCAATTGACTATTTAATCAATAGTGAAAAAGCGGAGTCATTGAAAAATGAATGGGAGATATTTAATAAAAATAAAGATATTGATTCCATTAAATTTGAAGAATTTTTAAGAAGAATCAAAAATCATTTCTGCACAGTTCACACTTGCGCTCCTTACTATACAAAATATTATACCGCCGGCGTGTTGGCTAAAAAAATAGGAGTCAGTCGACAACGAATCAATCAGCTCGTCCGAGAGAATAATATTAAAGGAGCTTATCAAATGCCGGACAAACGGCGTACCTGGCTTATCCCGGCGATGGCGATTACTTTTCTTAGAGATTGTCTTAAGGATAAACAAAAACCAGGGCCAAAAAAGAAAATCAAAGTCGATACTCAGGAAAATATTCGGCCAGATCACGCCCTTTAAAATAAACCGCGCAGAGCAGCCTTCCGTAAGTCAGTGTCAAAGGCCGGCCAAGTGTAACTTTTTGACCTGAAATGAGATTTTTCAGCTTCAGAGTGGCCTCTTCATATCCAGATTCTCCGCGCTCCGGCGTGTTGTATCCGGTCGGTCTGATAATATTTCCATATCTGAGTCCCCAGCTCCAGTCCGGCGAAATTTTGAAAGTGTCGCCGTCGATGATCTTTGTTACGGTTACGACTTGATTTGCCATTTGATTATTTTTATAATTGCTAATTTTAATTTAGAATCGAAAAATCATATACTTTGGAGATGTGAAAAAAAATGAAAAAAGATGTTGTGGAAAGATTATATCAATTGGGAACATCACATGTTATTGGTAATGATATTAAAGAGGCCTTAAACGAAATTTGTCGATTGGAAACCAAAAATAAAGCTTGTCAAATAGTTTTATCCGCTTTATCAGTTAAAGCAAAAATTTCAAACACAAAATTAATATCTATGCTTGAAGAAACTGAAAAAATGATCAATAATCCTCCAGCAGATTTAAAGAATTCTCAGGCGGGAAGTCAGGCAGAAACTTCCTGAAAACACGGCCGTTTATTTCTATTCGATAATAGCTGTCCAACGGCATATGAAAGTTGTCGGGCAGTAAAAATCCCCAGAGGCCGCTGATATCGTCCGGCGTGGCTCGCAATTCCGCGCCGCTCAGATTGAATTGATTTTTATAGCTGGTCTCAGGCTTGTTGAGCCTGATTTTAACGCTCAAATCAACGGGCTGACCGTGAATATCGAAAGCGTATCCCAGCAAATCAACCTGATTAAGCGTGTCTTGGCCAATTTCCTCCGGGAAATAAAAAAAACTCTCAAACATGATATTTAAGTTGATAAAAGTTGATTTTAATTAATAACAGCATATCTAGGTTGATAAAAGTATATTTCGTTAACTAAAATATAACATCAGGCAAATCATTGAAATTATGGCAATGAACGGCCACCGGAACGAATTTTTTATAAATCCGTTCATTAATTTTAAAAATATAGTGCGCTTCGTCGGACATATTGTCCGTATCAACTAACTCCGTGGCCCAATTCCCTTCCTCGTCCATTTCCACCAGACGTTGATCGCCGATAATCTGAGTTTCATTTTTATAAATAACCGCCGGCAGGTTCAAGGATATTTTCAGATTATTTATTTCCGGGTCTCCTTCCAGATCAAAAAATTGTCCGGCCACTTGTTGTATTTCAATTTCATTCATATTCAACCCCCACTTTTTTGGATAAATATTCAAGCGCGAATTTATAATCGATAAAGGTTTTGAGTTCCTCGGGTTTATATTGTTTTTTATATTTTTGCCGGAAGCTCTTCACCAGACGCGCCAGAAAAACATCGCCGGCGCATAAATTATAAACTCGGCAATCCCCTGCCTCGTTATGTCTTCCGCCAGCGTGGAAACTGCCATCCTTGCGTCGCTCCTCGGCGATCAGCATATCAAAATATTTTGGCGGATAATCGATTGGAAAGTCGCAGAATCCCGGCGCCTGAATTTCAAATTCCTGTCCTAGTCTTTCGATATGCAGATTAGAATAAAGAGCTGTTTTATAAAAATTAGTGCTGATTTGAATCAATTCCAGATCACCGCTTTTCACAAAACGAAAGCGTTTCAGATTTGTCGAGGTTAATTCGTCGCCTTTTTCGCCTTTTCTTTTTTGAAGAGCATGAAAACCTGAAATTGGGTATGTGTTCTGCCATCTCTGTGTAAATTTATAAACCGTGTCGGTCATCGTGCCGTCGCCGGAATCGACAAAAATCATTTTCACTGAAAACGGCATTTCGTCCTTGCGATAAAAAGTCAGCTCATTTTCTTTCGCCCATTCCTCCAGTTCCTCCCAGGCCCCCGATAAAGGGATTTTTACTTCGCCCTCGATTCTTTTATAGAAAATAGACCAGGTTCGATAACCGGCTCCATGTCCGCAAATTTCCAGCTCCAGGCGCGGCGGATTTTTTTTATCTTTTTTTGATCCTTGCTGAACATCCACGGCCATGGTCAGAAATAAAACTCCATGCGGAACCGTCCCGGCTTTGTAAAATCCCTGCAGAGCCAGAACTTTTTCTTTTGAGGGACGCGAGCCTTTATCTCGATAAGGAACGCCCAGACAGAGAGTGACAAACTCTTTCATGTCCTCTGGTTTGCCGGAAGCGACGGCGGCTTGATACTGCGTGAAAATCTGTTTCCAATTTATAGCCCCGATTGGAGCCAGCCAGGCCGCCCAATGGTATGAGCGCGTGTATGGATCCGCTAAGGAATTGGTAGGCTCCCAGTGTCCGCCGGGAAGCATAAAAAGTTTATCGTCGTTAAAAAAAGCTTCATGACAAAATTCACACAAATAATAAACGTCATTCAACCTTCCGGCCACTGTGTCGGGTTTAAAACCGCGAAATTTCAACACCTGAAATTTTTGGCAATGCGGACAAGGCGTCATATAAACCCGCTGATCGCCGATCGCGTGAATATCCTCCATCGGATCCTGCCCGGCGATGGTGGGCGTGGAAATATCCATGATTTTGCGGGAAGTTCCCCAGAAAAAAGTACGCGCCTCACTTACTTTCAGCCAGCTTCCCTCTCCTGTGTCCAACTGTTCTCGGCTCGCGCTGATTTCATCGCGCACCAATACTTTTTTAGTGTCGGAGCGCAGGTTGGCGGCGGAACGCGCCGAAGCCATATCAAGCTGGCCGCCCGGATATTGTTTTGAATAAATGGTGTCGCCGGTTTGTTTGTTGGCCGGCCGCTTTGACTGAGAAGAGATAAACTCCCGGTATCCGTAAGTGTCGATAGCCGGCTCCAGACGTCTGCTGGCCCATTTCCTCAAATTGCTGTCCGTGGCCGTCAGATAAAGCTGGTCGGCGGGATTATATCCGATATGATAACAGATCACGCATTCCGCACAAGACATGGTGAAGCCTCCCTGCGCGCCCTTCATGATCCCTGTTTTCTGAACAGGAGACATCGGCGACATATTGTCCATCGGCTCTCGCAGATAAGGAGTGCGATTCAAATTAAGCGGCCCCTGAAATCTGCTGCCGGCGGGCATAACGCGGTTGGCTTCGGCGTGATGGGAAATCCATTTGTTGGGTTTACGGCAAGGAATTTTATCTATTAAACGGCGCAAAAACAGCCGGCATTCTATTTCCTGCGCCCTGGACATCCTGATCTTGTAGGCGGAGGATGCGCTTTGTTCTGTTTGCGTTGCTATATCCATAATTAAAATTTTTTATTGTCATACTTCTACTTCATTGTTATTCTTTAATTTTAATTCAAATAAGGAAAAATATGACAATCATTTATGAACCTCGCGGCAAAGCGGGCGAATATGCGCCGCTAGCTGCTAATTTATACAAGGGCTGCTCGCATAATTGTGTTTATTGCTATGCCCCTAGCGCGACCTTTAAAACGCGTGAAATTTTTCACTCAGAAGACTTTATAAGGCCACGCCCCAAAGTCCTGGAACAATTTAAAAAAGATTGCGTTAAATTTGCCGGAGATAAAAGAGAAGTGCTGTTCTCATTTACCTCCGATCCCTACCAGCCTATTGAATCAGATTTAAAATTAACTCAACAAGCCCTACAAATAGCGAAAGAATATGATATTTTTGCGGTAATCCTTACGAAAAATGGGGTTTTAAGTCGTCGCGATTTGCCTTTGCTGGCAAGTTTTAAGCGGCGAAAATTTGGCGTAACTCTTACCCATGATTCGCCTGAAATTTCCTTGAAATGGGAATCCGGCGCGTCATTGCCTGATGAAAGAATTAAAGCTCTACAGAATGCCTGGACGCGCGGAATTGAGACCTTTGTAAGTTTTGAGCCGGTCATTGATCCAGAGGCGGTTTATCGCCTGATAGATAAAACATATGAGTTTGTCGATTTTTACAAAGTTGGAAAACTCAATTATCATCCCTTCCAAAAAAAAATTGATTGGTCTTTGTTCCGTGAAAACGTTATCCGCAAACTCGAATATTACAGCAAAGCCTATATGATCAAAAAAGACCTACTCGCCGCATAATTCCCGCCAATCATGGATTTTACCGTTAATGCTGATCTCAGTGTTTCCGGTAAAATCTACCCACCTTTGAACGGTTACCTGACAATATTTAGGTTCCAATTCCATAGTAAAAGATCGTTTGTTGTTTTTTTCAGCATAAATCAAAGTGCTTCCTGAACCGCCGAACATATCAAAAAATATTTCACAATTTAACCCTTCATAAATTGCTTGAATCCAATCCATAGGCTTGGCATGCCCATGATCACCTTCTACTTTCGTATTTTGGAATTGTTCAACTGTTGAAATATGTTTAGCTCCATTAAGCGGTTTATAATCGCATTTTCCACGAGTATTAGAAACTATTTTAGCTTTTCTCTGCTTGCCATCTTCAATAATAGCTTTCTCAGTATTAAAAAATGGATCATTACAAAAAATACCGCAAGCCTTATGCCTCTGAAGTGGCCTATTAGGAGTATACCAACTAGTCACATTATCCCAAATAAATTCGTATTGTGGTTTCCAGCCTTTTTTAATAGCCTCTGCAGGCGCAATGCCAAAGCGTTTAAAATCCCAAAATACGACAAGCTTTTGTCCTTTGGAATATTTTGGGATTTTTCCATAAAGCTTTTCTAATTCATAAGGTGGATCAAAAATAATACAATCCCATTGCTCACTATTCAAAAGTTTTTTTATATTTTTTGCTTTAATGGAATCGCCGCATAAAAGCCGGTGACTTCCCAGCTCTATCAAATCGCCTTTTTTAATGTAAATTTCATCGGATATATCAGGAATTTGTTCGGCTTTTTCATCCAGAGCTTTTTGCTGATCGGCGATCTCTTCACAATCAGACCATTCAAAATCCGGCAAATCCACAATATACGACGCAACTTCAATATCAAAACCTATTTCTCTCAGATAATCAGGGACGACTTCCACATCCACCCAACTGGCCGTGGATTCTTTTAACAATAACATTTTCCGGGCTTCGGTTTTATCCACGGCCAGACAACGCGTCGCCGGCAGAGGAGGAATTTTAACTCCGACCTCGATCATCGCGGCGAAGGCCTTGACGCGGTGGTGAGCGTCGAAACAAAAGCAGGCGTTTCCGTCATTTATGTCAAACCAGACCTGTAAATTATTCACTATCCCGAAACGGATCAAGCTTTCCGCCAGCCTGGTTATTTTATCGTCATCGGTTTTTTTAAGACTGCGACCGTCCTCAACCGTCTGCAAATCAAGCAAATTCTTCCAATCCACTTGTAATTCACCGGTGCACATAATTTTCAACTCGCGGACGCCGGTTTCCTCGACGACGCTCTCCAGTCTAAGTTTATCGATCATAATTAAAACGTTTCACGCCCTCCAACCTTCCCTTTAAAAAGCTCCTGGCAAAACCGCGCCACCACAACGCCATTCAACCCATTTCCGGAACACGCTTTCCGAAAAAAACGTCAGATATTACCTTTAAACTCCGAAGATTTAATAAAATCAAGCTTTTTGATGTCATCCATTACCTGTTCGAGACCTTTGCCGATTTCATCTCCGATTAATTTTTTGACCTGCAATTGTTTTTCTATATCATTGATTTTACAAGTCGCCATGATTTCCGGGGTCAGCCTCTCATCCAAGGATAGGAAATAGTTTTGAATGGTTCCGCTTAATCTCGCCATCATTTTCCCCACCCAGATAAAGGGGATAAACTCCTTCATCTCCTTGGCCAGCTTGATTTCTTCTTTATGAAGTTTTATATTTTCAATCCTGTTTTTATTATCTTGTTCAGCTCTAAAAGCCCGCATGTCTTGAGCTGTGTAATTTTGCGATTCTTTGGGGTCTTCAGGAGCATTTTGAGAAGTGTCGCGCGCTTCCTGCTGAACAGTTTCTACTGGTTTATCAGGCGGCGGACTTTGTGCTGAAATTTTCTTTTGTTTTTTATATTCACTTCTTTTCTTCCCCGCGGTTTTAGGCAAATTTTGAATATAGGCTATATTTATCGCATGGTGTGGGTCTATCCCTTGTCGTTGTCTATATATCCGCTTATTTTTAACCGCCTGTCCCACAGAGACTCTGCTTAAATTATTAAGCGTCGCGAATTGATTATTATTTAAAAATTCTTTTTTTGACATTGTATTTATTATTATTATCTTGTAAGTATATGTGACTTACTTGTAAAACATTTTAACTTACATGTAATTAAAAGTCTTTAAAAAGTCAATATAGTATACTGTATTTATTGAAAATAAAAAATATATAAAATCAGCGGACATTCGCCGCTTGCGTGCAAGTTGCTGATTTTATTAGCTTTCACCTCAAAAACCGAGGCCGTCGCGTACATCAG